CACAGCGGATCTGACAGCTGAATTCAGGTCAAACCCGCCAGTAATCACTTCCATATATGCTCTGTCGAGAGCATCTTCAAATTGCTTGCTGGCCGTCCGGGCTGTCGTCCTGGTCAAGTTCTCAAACAGGCCACTCGTATTGGCCAATCCGGCAGCCATTATAGACTTCAGTGCCGGATCCGCAGCAAGCGGTGTCGGATCAAGCCCGGCATCGCGATATATCGAATCATCCGCCTTGAGAGCAGCTGCCCCGGCTTCCTCCATGAGCTTCCTGAGCTGATCATGCGATAATCCTGTTAAAGCCGTAAGCCTCTTTAGGATTTCATCATGTAGCATTCCCATTTCCTGTAGCTTCCGAAATTGATATTCCGCTGCAGGGATGAAATAATCGTACGTCGATATCCGTCTGGCCATATCAGCCAGGATATCGCTCTCCGCTTGAGCGTAAAGCTCGACCATACTATCTGGCAGTTTATCGATCTGATCTGGTGTGAGCATATCTTAAACTTCCCCTCTAAGCAGCTTCGCAGCCTCCTCTTTGCTGATACCGATCGCCGTGCTGATCAGGTTGACCGCTTGGCCCTCCGTGATCTGTTCTGCTGAGAACTGTGACATTATAGCGATAAGGCTCTGTGTTTGGGCGCCGTTTAGCTGCTTTCCTTGAACTTCTGCTACGGGAGCTGCTGCGCCCAGCGCTATTTCTTTGGAGCCCCCCCCGATTGGAATCCAAGAAGATCGTCATCTGTCGGACTGCTGATCATGCCTTTGGCGGTCTCTTCGTCCTCACCATACCACTTGGCTCTATATTCCCATTTCTGCTGGATCCCGTCTCGGATCTCCTGCAAGTCACGGAGACGTTCAGCCTCTTTATCGATAACGTAGCCATCATCAAAGGTGATCGTGATCTGCGTATCCTCCTTGACAGCCGCTTTCGCCACCGTCCTTCCTATCCAGAGGATCGATTGGATGAGAGTCTTGAGGGCCTTTTCGACAACGATATAATGCTTGCTGGCATTCTGGACCAGCTCCTGCTTGTCGCCCATGTACTGCGTCGCTGTGACGACGCTGCCAACGTTAAACTGATAGTGCTTCGTTCCTAGACCGCATTTGAAGCTGAGATAATCAAGTTGCGCCTGGATGCCGTCTTTGTTGTCCTGGACGCGAAGGCTCGGATTAAATTCCTGGATCAGCTTGTTTGTCCCGTCAGATCCAAGGAGACTGTCACCTACCCCGACAAACAACTGCTGGGCAACATCATCAGGAGTCAGCGTCAAGCCATTTTCATCCGTGCCTGTCAACTGCTCATGCAGGAATACCTTTTTCCCTCCGAGCTTGAAGTCACGGCAGAAATTGTTATAAGTCAGATCCACGCCTTCTAGGTTGTCTATCGCATTCGCATAGACGGAGATTCCAAGACCTGTGCTTTCGTCGATGTTGTTCGCGATATTCGGCCGGATGATCGCGAAGAGCGGGATGTCTGATCCCGTCTTGAACGATTCAAGGATTCCTTCCGGCAGCGCCACAGTCTTCAGACTGCCTTCCTCTTCCTGAAAGTATCTGTTCGTAATGGTATATTCACCGGCTTCCAAAACATGCGTCTCGATATAGATGAATTTCTTGCCCTTCATCAGGATCTCAGACACAAAAGCCACGTCAATGATCTGGCCGTGCTGAATTGTCAGGGGGACGATATGCAGCGCCGTCAGATATTCGATCCTAATCGAAGTTTCTGGATCCGCAACGATGCTGCCGCCGGCAGTGACCTTCATATTCTCGAGCCGGAGCACAAACGCGCCGGTCCCGGAATAGAACGCCTTTTCAATAAGCTCGTTTGCCTTCTTCCAGAAGTCGTTGTCTTCCAGGATGCCGGTGTTGTTATCGTCGCCATGAATGAACTTCGAACTGCCCGGGTCATCGATCACTATCTCGGTCTTCTCGTTCAGAAGGATGCTGGCCCAGTCCTCACAGACCTTCTTTGCCATCTTGAGGGTGTAGAGCTTTCGCTTGACGATCTTATTGTCATACGTCTTCTCTGAAAATTCGTGGAATGGGCTATAGAATCCTTTCCACCAGTCTCTCCAGATAGAGATGTATTCATAATAGCTCCCGCTAATATCATAGCCCATATTCTTGTTCAGATATTCAATGACCGCTTTAATGTTCAATTTGTCACCTCCCATTTAGGCAGCAGCTGCTTCATGAACCGCTCCCAGCTGTACTCCCAAGCATCCAGGATATCAATGTCGCTGCTGAAATTATCGAGTCGTTCATCCCGCCCGTCAGCGGCTGCCACTGGATCCCATGTTGCGTATATCAGGCCGCCCCGGAGGATCCTGCAATCCTCATGGATTTGCAGCCTTCCTGTATTCAGCAGCGTATTGCCGCAATAGATCCTCTGCGTGATCGCGTTCTTGGCGCTGTCGCCGAACTGGATCACAAGGCCGGCCTTCCTGGATGCTTTATGAAGACCGTTGATCAGATACTGGGCCTCACTGTCAGCAAAGCAGTATTTGATCGGAATGCCAGGATACTCAAGCATGAGTCTCTGAACGAATCCGATGAACTCACCGTTGACTTTGTCTGAATCTATCTCACCCTTACGGCCAGGGATATTGTGGTCCTTCAGAGCCGTGATCTTAGTGAATCTACGGTGAAATGCCGTGGCCACGAAGGTCGTTAAAGATCTGTTGCCTCCGAAGTCGACACCAAGGCTTATAAATTCGATGTCCCTGCAGAATTGCTCCTTCTGATCAGTTGATTCGAAACGAAGACTGTATTTGTCCGGGTTGTCTGCGAACTGACGGTATATAAGGCCTTCGGATATGCAGCGCTGGCCCTCTATGTCCCTGTGGTACCAGATGCTGTTCGGATCATACTGACTGATAATCTCCAGACGCCTGGATTCCGGGATATTGATGTTGTCGAAAATAGAAAAATGCTCGTAGTTATAACCTCCGAGCAATGTCCCTTCTTCAGCAAGCATTTTGTACTTGTCGATGTATTCGGTATAGATAGGCGCATTCGGGTTATCCGGATTCAGATCCCAGAAGATCTTCCTGCGCTGCGCTGCAAGCTGACGGTTGAATGCCTCCTTGATCGAACTGTCATGATGCAGGTTGATTTCAGTTGCGATCCACATCCCGTATGAATTCCCTCGGATCTTCGCATAACTGTTTGCCTTGGCGGCACCAGCGAAGATCACGATCTTGGATTTGCCATCTGTATCCGGGCCCTTGATGTAAAGGCACTCGTTGTCCTTGTACTTCCCCCAGCGGCATTGCCCGCGGAAGATATATTCAAGGCCGTATCCGTTCGCATCGCCGATGTTCAGTTTTGCGTTCGCGATCGTCGATCCGGTCGCCAGATGGATCTTGTCCGGCGTTGTCTTGAGCTCATGAGCGAAGGCATAGACGTTATCAATCGTCTTGCCGGCCCTGACGGCTCCCTCGGCGATATTGAAGGTGTTGTCTACACAGCAGCGGATATATGCTTTATGTTTATCACCGAAATTATACTTGATTGTCTTACGCTTCTTGTTAGCCATAGATCTCAGCGTCCGTTTCCGTCAGATCCTCGGTCTCATTGTTCTCGCCGGTGATCCGTTCGATCTCTGCCCGCAGCTTCCTGATCCGCTCTTTCTGTTCCTCTGTCGCCAGGGACCAGTCGGTGTGCACCATCTCATCATACTGCTTCAGCATACCGTTCAGAGTCGTCATGGCGCGGCTCTGTGCCTGCAGGAAGGAAGCCTGCTTGTCCCAGGCGAACTGCAGTTCATATTCCTTCTCCCACCCTTCGACATTGCCGCTCATGTGTTTCTCGCGCTTGAGCTCCTTGGTCAAATCACTCTTGTCCTTGACGAACATGATCTGCTGGGCCCGCAGGATCGCCGCATACTGAATCGTTATATTCTGCCAGAGAACATCAATAGGATTGAGCGACGTGATTCCGGCCACGATATCCTGCGTATGCTTCGGAAGGTACTTCGTGAAGAAGCCATGCTTCTCGGCGTTCTTGTTTTCAGCCGGCGCTGCGCCTCCAGAATTGCCCTTGGCGTTCTTGTTCTTCGGCTGGCCGCCCTTTTTCCGAACGTTCGCTTTTTTATTCGAGCGTTCGCTATCCCATTTATACGAGCACTTCCACCTGCGGATCGTTCCTTCCGGCAGATTGAGCTCTCTCGAAATATCTATAAGCTTCATCCCTTTTCGAAAAAGGGCTTCCGCTTTTTCTGCATCCGGGTTCCTCGACTTCGGCATCACCACCCCTCCCGTCCGTGTTTGTTTTGCGCATAAGAAAAGAACCCTCAAGATGAGAGTTCTTTGTTTCGTGTATTTGTTATCTGGTTTCTCTATGATTCAACTACTCGAAGTATCTGGTCAAGTGTTAGGTCCGTAGTATATGGCGAAACCCCTAATTCTGAAAATCTCTCAAGCATCCCAGCATATCTGTATTCAGCAACAGGCATGTGGGAATTTAATTCACATTTACCGTCCTCGTATATCTCTTTATAGCTTTTGAGATCTTCCAAAATATAAGATGCGTATGACATATATTCTGACTCTTCGTTTCCATCAAATCCTCGATATTTAATCTTACTGAATTCAAGCTTCGCCTTATCTTCGTCGTTTAATTTCTCGTATGAAAAATATAGCGTGCGATGCAAATTCAGAACATCAACGACAAACTTCGAAATTGCATACGGGATGTCATCGGAAAACCATGTTATGAATGAATCGTATTCTTCCTTGTATCCATTGGTTAAAATCTTTTGACTTTTTTCGATATCTCGTACCTCTATTTCGTCTTCCGCTTTGAGGCATTTCAAGATTTCGAGCTGGTTGTAAAGAAATAATCGTTCCTTTTTGCTAAGATCCACTTTAAAATCCTCCTGTTTTTGATTCCATCATACACCCAGAGGATCTCTATTGCAAACTAAAAGGCCCCTCAGACAGGGGCCCCTCAGCGGAGGATCTGTTTCAAATGACAGCTTAACTTAATATCATATTACAACAGGTCATTCGGGAATTGCAGGAAAGTTAATATACCTGTCATGTTTTTTTCGCTCTGTGCTTCCGTCCCCGGCTCGTCCCATTTCCTTGGCCACTGTATACCAATGGCAATCCATTCTATATCTCAGTATCATAATCTGCCTGATTTCGCTGTCTTCAATGGCCTCGATGTAATCGTTTAGTCGATCAACCTCCCGGGTCAGCTTCTCGATCTTCCGCTCGATTCGGCCTCTCATTCGCTCGATCTTTTCCATGTCGATGCCGATGATTTTCATGACATGTTTGGTGTATGGAAAATGCGGTGATGATCCGACGACACTGTCTGTAACAATCTGGGGTTTAATGGCTTCAAGTTCTTTTTCCAGGATCCGGATCTCATTCGGCAGCTTCCGCAGCTGTTCCAGTTCTACTCTCGTCAATCGCGTCACCTCACTCCCGCTTTGTTCTTCGTGCTAACGACCTGGCTTATCTTGAAATTTAGATACATTTGTTCCTTGCTCTTCTCGGCCTTGATTCTTTCCCGCTGCTCTTTGCGGTGCTTTGAGTAGGCTATACCTTCCATACAGGAGGATTGACAGCCTGGAGTTCGTTTTTCGCAATTATAGCAGGGATTCTTCATGCTCCATACCCTCCGTACTGCTCGGCGTAGCTGTTGAACTGGTTGATCAGCGTCGGGTCGAACGCCTCGCCCGCTTCCAAAGTTTGCCGCAGCCTGGCCTTTATTTCCGCGAACTCCTCAAGCCGGCGCTTTGCCTGCAGCATGATACGCTCCTCGATGGAGATAGTCTTTGCCGGAGGATCCAGCTCATAATTGTCCGGGCGGAAAATTGGCGGTTCTGGATGGTCAAACGCATAAGCCGGATCAATATCATCTGTCGGAACGATTCGTTCGGTCAGCTCCTTTGGGAACAGTTCGTCAAGGATCTTCTCGTTTTCCTCTATGACTTTGGCCGGTTTATCCGGGGAAATCTTGTAGCTGATCACCGGGCCGGCAGGATCGCCATCCGGATGGAATTCCTGGAATTCGCCTCTATGCTTGAAATAAAAACTGTTTGAGATCGTTCCGGTCGTTCCGTCCATGCGCCGGTATGCGAATCCGTCTTCCTCGACGCTGATTACGACAAGGATCTTGCCGTTGTGCTTGATCCGTTGATCAACCACCAGATCGAAGACCGGCTTCTCTGGTCTCGGCGGAACCGTGCTCCGAAGTATGTTGATCCGTTTATTGATTGCCGGCTGGCTGACTCCAAGTTTTCTGGCTATCTCGGAGTTTTTCATGCCCTGATCGATTAGGGTGTAGATTTGTTCGTCCGTGATCTGTGATTTCATTTAATGGCTCCTCTCACTAAACTGCGATTTCATTTTCGAGTTGCTCCATTGTTGCGAGTTTCCGGTCGCAAGCCAGCTCTGGCAGGTTAGCTCTGACCAGTATTTCTGCGAACGGCGGTGGCACGCTATTCCCACACCTTGCCACCTGTTTTGATTTCGGGTACTCTTTTCCGGTATAGTCCCGATCGATGATATAGTCGTCTGGGAATCCTTGGGCTTTGTATAGTTCGTGTGGCTGGAGCATCCTCATTCCGATGTCAACTATCTGGTAATCCTCGCCCTTAATGGTCACAAGCCCGAATCGGTCTTTGCTGACTATTGTGTCGAGCGGTTGATTGACCTCTTGCCCGATGCCCTGGCCGTAATACTTGATCAGAAACGCCCTCACCTCCGCAAAGTGTCCCGGCGATGTTGTTATGGTGTGCAATGGTTCTCGCGGATCCTGCCCGGTGCCCGTTTTATAAAATTTCAATATGAACGCTGACACGAGCGCGTATCTGTTTGATGTGTCGATTGTCAGGATCGGGTCGTGCAGCGTCTGGCCGCGGGNNCTCCGTCCGTTTCGTAGCTGTGGTACTGCGTCAGGAACGGCGTTACTAGATAGTTGTGGTCTTTCTGGGTGATTGTTGGTAGCGGAGCTGTGATTGATTTGCCAGCTCCTGCATATCCGCCGCCATATGCTTGCATAATAAACGGATTCGGATTATCAACAACGAATTTCTGAATTCCTCTGGCAATCCTGCGCATGGTGTTTTCGGCGAGCGGTTTATCCCTTTCGAATATGCTTGGGCACGGGATTGACCAGTCTATTATCTCTGCCGCTGTCCGGTACGCTTTCAATCCCGGACCGTGCGTCGGCTCTGGCCATGCGACGGGGTTTCCGTCGCACCTTGCGATCAGGAAGAATCTTTTTCGTATAGTCGGCGCTCCGTAGTCGCATGCTTTCAACTCCCGCCATTCTACGTTGTATCCGAGCTTCTTTAGGGCGTTTACAAAACTGTTGAACGTTCTGCCCTTCTGGTTGATGTCGGGGTAGCCGTCTTTGATTGGTCCCCATGTCTTGAATTCTTCAACATTTTCCAGGATGATCACCCTTGGTTTCACTGTTGCTGCCCATCTGACCGCCACCCACGCAAGGCCCCTTATATTCTTCTCGACCGGTTTTCCGCCCTTTGCTTTCGAGAAGTGCTTGCAGTCTGGCGAGAACCAAGCCAACGCCACGTTTCTGCCAGCGCATAATTCGGCCGGGTTCACATCCCATACGCTTTCGCATAGGTGTTTCGTGTGTGGATGGTTAGTCTTATGCATCAGGATCGCGTCAGGGTCGTGATTGATTGCGATATCAACAGGCTGCCCAAGCGCCAGCTCAATTCCGGTGCTGGCCCCGCCTCCCCCGGCGAAGTTATCAATGATCATCTCGTCCATAAAGTTAAGCTGTGCTTTCATTGCGCCTCCGATCAGCAATACGAATCTGTGATAATTTCTCTTACGACTGCGAGCGCCTTCTTCTCGTCGATGAAGCTGTCGCCGCCGAATTTCACTTCACATGCTTTGATTTGATCAAGAAGCCGATCGCGGCTTTTCTCGAAGTATTCCGCATTGCTTTTGAGTCGGTCGTACTCCTTCTCGCTTAAAATTACTCTCATTCTCATCCTCCTATATCTGTATGCAGCAGATCTGATAGATTACGTATGACCAAACGATTGTAGCTGCCACGAGTCCTGCCATTTCGAGCGCCCTCATATCTTTACCTCCCGCATCATGCGCCGGTACTTTGCCCGGTTGTTTGAGGTCTCTCTATTTTTCCAGAGCCACTTCATGCAAGCAAAATAAAATCTGATTCTTTCCATGTTGTTACTCCTTTCGCGCCCTGCTCAAAACGGTATTTCATCATCGTCATCCAGCGTTTGAAATCCTTCTGGGATCTGTGCTGGCTTTTCGCCTTCAGCTTTCTTCTCACCCCATTCCAGAAACTCGACACGGTCAGCTATGATCTCTGTCTTATATTTTTTCGTTCCATCCTGCGCCGTGTAATTGTCTGTCTGGATCCGTCCCTGCACACCGCACAGTCTGCCTTTTACCAGATAGTTCGCACAGTTTTCCGCCGGTTTTCCGAAAACTACGATATTCAGAAAATCGGTCTTATCCTTCGTAAACGGTCTGTCGACTGCAATTGAAAATGAACATACAGCCTTTTGACTCTCGGAGATATACCGAAGCTCCGGATCCCTGGTCAATCTTCCCGTCAATACTACCGAATTCATTTCCTCCACCTCGCTTTGCTCTGCTCGTACTTGTCGCACATCGCAGCCACTTGCACAAGCTCTGTAATGCTCCTGACAACGAATCCTTTCATGCGTCTTATCGCATCATCCTGGTCATCACACATGTCAATCTTAACGCCGTCCCAAAATTGTTTGAAACATCCCGCAATGTCGCTGATATCAGCAACCGCCTCTTCCGTCTCTTCCTTGATCACGCCGTAAGCTTCGTGCGGCGAATTGAAAAGCGGAAACTTCGCGTTCGCTCGGTCAAGCTCATAACCGATCACTTTTATGATCGCGTCATTGATCTCTTTTTCTGACTTGATTTGTTTTTCGAAATAATCTGTCATATTTTCCCCTCAAAACGGATTGTATCCGTCGTTATAAAGTGCTATAAAATCTTCCAGGCGAATTGTTACCAACCAATCTTCCCGGTCTTTCCGATGCATCACTGCCGGGATATCCCCGCGTTTTGCGTCACTTACTGCTTGCGCAATAGCCTCGCTCATATTAAGGCGTTGCACACGCTTGCATTCGATATGCACCCCTGGCAATCCGACTACATCGGCATCTCCATTTGCTCCACAATACTGCTGTCCCCTTCGACAGTCATAGCCGTATTCTTTGAGCTTTGCAGCGAGCTCGCGCTCACCCCGGGCCCCTTTATCTCTGCTATTCATGTGACCCCCTTTAAGATGCTTCCCATCATTGCTCGGACTTCATCTGGCATTGGTACGACTTTAATCGGATCCATCGGTTGCTCGTCTGGCGGTCTGCGCTTCTTTGGCCAGTTGTCTTCATCGGCAACCTTGATCAATAAGGCATAATGGCTGTTATAATCCTTACTGGCGTTTTTCACAATCCTGGATATCTTATCGATGAGCTTTTTAGGTTGCTCATAAGTGGAGTGTATTTTCTCCGATTCCTCGTCAGAAAAAATAAGATTCAAAAATTCACCACAAGTGCGCGGATATTCCTTTCCTCTCTCTTCTTTTCCTTTCCTTTCCTTTCCTTTCCCTTGGGCGTGAGTCCTCAGTGAGTCCTCATCAATTTTTTGTGAGTCCTCATTACTTTTTGATGAGTCCTCATTGAATTTTGATGAATTTTCGCAGTCAGGAATTTTCGAAGGCGCTGGACGGTTGATTTTCTGATGTTTTAAGAAGTTTGGGAGCCAATAAAATTCCTGTCCATCAGCTTCATAAATCATCGCAATGCCTTTTTCAGCGAGTTCTCCCATCATTTTTCCGACAGATTCGGCGCTTATATCATCATCGTAAGGGAACACTGCTGATTTTATAAGTTTTGGGTTTGCGCGGCCCTTTCCTTCATCATCTGCGTTGCTGATCAGGCCCATGAAAAGCAGTCTTTCATCCCTGGTACATTGGCCAAGCTTCTCGTCTATCCAAAAGTCCGGATCTATCATTCTTTTTCTTGCCATCACATCACCTCATCCGTCACATTGACCTTAACTATCGTCAAACCGCCGCGCATTCTTCCTCCGCGCCTCAGGAGTGCACACATTATCGTCTCTGGGCTGGATCCCAGACAAGCCGAAGCCTCTTTATAATTCTCAAAGCATCCGATTGGAAGCTCTCTAGCGTCATATAGCATCAGGACATATTCTTTTCCTTGTATCGTCATTTCCAGCTCACTTTCAGACGCTCAATCTCACCTGGCGTCATTGTTTCAATATCGAGTTCTTTTGCTTCGGTCACGATTTCGTCGATCAGTACGGCCATCTCTTTTGAATCATATGAGCTGGAGCCGAAATAGCACTTGATATTCGAGTAGCCTTTTGTGTTTCGACATTCCCCTATGTTTTCAGTCTGCCATCCAATTCCGTTTGATTCCCATTTCTGCACCCAGGCGCCGACAACTTCATTTGCAATTGGAACGATCTGATATTGGCCAACCCGCTTGATGATCTCCCGATACACTTCCTTGTCACTTGTACGCAGCACCTCTGATATCTTCTTCAGCAGCACCCAACAGTATGCGTTCGCATCGAGGCTTCGTTTTTTCTTTTTTAGCCCGATGTCGACTGTCAGCAGTTTCCCATCCTCGACCAGTTTTTTTGCCTCGGCAAGCCATTTTCTGGCCACGTACTGAAATGATTTCGCAAGAGTGATGACGAGTTCAACTTCGTCGGTTTCGTTAGTCTGAAGGCGGATTTTCGTGACGTCAAATATCAATGTAATTCCTCCCGATGAGCCTCATGAAATCATCTCGCTTATGATCAAGCTCGAATTTCTCCTGGCACTCAATTTTCAGTTCCAGATCTTTGCCTGAATTTGGATTGGCGTGCGCTTCCATATGACATTCAAGACAGAGCCAGACCCAGAAGCCGTTATCTTCCGATATCCTGCGGTTGGCGGTTCCGTAAAAGCAATGGTGCTTATGGAGTCCTGTTTGCTCCCCACAGAAGACACAGTATTTTTCATGCTGTAATATGGATTTCATCAGATCTCACCTTGTTCCGTTACGTTATACGCGATCTCGTTTGTCTTCAGATATTGAGACACGCCACGCAGCTGATCGATGCTCCCGGACATCCTGTAAACGGCAAAATATGCTTTATCAGGCACAATCGTCTTCTGAACAACTGGATCTGGCACCGGAACCGGATCTGGATTCACAGGAAGCGAGTTTTCAGCTTCGAAGATCTTCATGGCCCTTTGTTTGACCTCGGCTAAAATGTCCCTAGTGGGTACGCCATTTGAGATCATGCGCTGAAAGTCCTCGATTTTGAGTTTGCTCTTTATGGACCTATTCTCAATCTCAATGGTGTCCTTGATGATGTCCAGTAGCTCGTCCTCTTTGTTTTGCTCTTCGCGAAGAACCATCGACCGCAGATCGAGATCACTTCTGACATCGCTTTCTTTCGCCGTCAAATTGCAGTATTTTTCAGATACAGTAAGCCTTGCAGCGTACTTTGGCCGGAGTTCCATGTTTTCAGCCACTTCCGCAATTAGCCTCTCGGCGACGGCGTACTTTTCGGTCCGTTTGAGATCGTCGAATACCTTGATGCCTTCCTTGATTGGCGCTTCTGCCATTTCGACTAGGGAGATCAGTTCTTTGCACTGCTCCTCGAACGCTTTGATGGGCTGCTCCATGATCTTTTTCTTGTCCTTGCGGTAGTTATCTATCTGGATCCGCATTCCGGCGAGATCCTTCTGGGTGGCCTTGCATCCGCTTAAAGTCTCTTCTGTAACCACAATGCCCTTATATTTGTCAAGCGTGCCCTGGAGGGCGCTTTTCACCTCCTCAAAATTGATTTCAATGACCGGCATTACTTCATTTGTAATTCTGATATCTTCCATTACTTCTCCTTATAAACCTAAATCAACTTTAACTTTTTTCGCTTTTTCTTCGAGTTTATCCATCGCGTGCTTCCAGATTCCGAAAGTCATATCCTCAAGTTTTCCGTTGTACCGGATCGCCTTGAAAAGCAGATCCATCTTTGAGTCGGTTTCTTTGAGTGATTCCTGAAATGCCTCGATTTCGATTGAGTTTATCTTGCGATTGAGAATTTTCTGCCGTTCGGCTTCCTCGTCGGTTTTAGGTGCCGGCTTTAGATCATCTGCGTCGGGATCCTTAATTTCTTCTGTTGGGATGCAAAACACCTGAAAACAAGCGTACTTGAAAGCGATTGCCATTGACTTGTTCGTTGCCTTATCCCCGCTGTCCATACCTTCTCCAGTGACTACCGCCTTAACGAAGGATCCGTCAGATGCATAAAACGTATATTCGATATCGCAGATTGAATAGATGAGCAACCCGCCCTTTTGGCTCAGCCTTTCCTCGCGTTCTCTTCTGATAATGTTTGGGACGGCGAAAATCTTATGCTTGACGAAGAGCGGTTTCAATACGTTCATTACATCGTCGACACCGCGATACATGAATCCTTGTTGCTGGTTCTTCTTTCCCTTGGCGATGGTGTTAATATCGCCCATCACCCCTATGATCGCATTATATATTTCCATTATCCCTCCAAAATTCTTTGCCACGCGTCCAGGATCCACTTGTCGTTATCATCAGACTCTGCGACCCTGTCCCGCTCCGCCTGTTCAATTTCATCCATGCATTTCTGGCAAATTTCTTCGCCGTTAGTCTGCATTGGCTTGCGGCATCGGGAACATTCTTTCCACTCCGCCAAATCATCACCGCCGCAGGCTGGACATTCGTCCCAGCACTGCCAACCGCCGCGTCCGCGCTCGCCCACATACTCCTCAACAGTTTTGGGACGGACGAGCTGTCCGCAGTCCTTGCACAAAAGCAGCTCGCTCATCTAAATAGCCTCCCGAGAAGTCTTTTCTTTTTGGGAATCTCTGCTTGGATCTCGATCTGATGTCTGCAATGCCAGCCGTCGCCGATTGCCGTAGCCGTTTTCAGCATCTTTTTGCCTCTCGAGATATATTCTCTTTGAACAAGTGCGATGTCCTCGTCAGATTCGGCGAGATAATATCCTTTTCCATGAGCGGATGAAATGATTGGTGCTCCTTTAGATCTTGCGATTTCGATGTGCTCCCGGACGGTACGGTCGCAAAGTCCGGTCCTATTGACGAGCTGTGCTCTGGTCAGGGCGTTGTCCCTTCCTGTTTTCAGAAAATCTGTTATCATGTATCCTCCTTGACATTCCGCCCGAATCTGCTATATTACAGATAAGGGTAATTCCTTCAATTCAACTTTTCAGAAAATCGGCTGTTTGCATCAGTCGATTTTCACTTTATAAGAAAGACTTCGCGTTCTATCACTCCTCTCGTTATCGCTTCATTCATAGACCCGACATAGATATCCAGCCTTTTTCCGTCTATTGCTCCTCCTTTGTCTTCTGCTACATAAATTTTTCCGTCGATAATAACCTCGGTTCCGTAGGGGATGACCCCTGGATCAACCGCTATTGTTCTGTTTGGCTGCGCCTTTACCCCAGTTGATGTTATCCCGTCCGTCTTCCCGCAGCACTCAAGTGAATTGGTGTAGTGCGTGATCGTAAATGTTCCGAGGCTGATCGGCTGCGGCCCTGGTGGAACNNTGAAATTCCTCGACAGTCGTCACGGATCGATCTGGAATTGGTTCTTTATGGCTCGCCTGGTAGCTGTTGTAGTCGGTGATCAGCCAGGTCATCGTGATTGCGAGGATCAGGATTGTGACGATCCAATAGAACCGTTCGTTCACACGATATCTTTTCATAGGCTATCCCCCATCGTTCTTTTCTCCATCAATCTGGCGGCTACATCCGAAGCAAGATATTTTTTATATTTGCCGAGCTGAATGTAGTCCAGACCAGATAGGAGCTTTGGTACGGTATTTCGTGATATTCCCAGGCATTTTGCGACTTCCTTTGTATTCAGCAGTACCTCCCCTCCGAATGCGTTCTTTATGTCCTGGGTGATTGTTCGTTTATCCATCTCTTTCCTCCTGTTCTTCTTCCATCCTTTTCGCTACCTGTTTGACATAAAGGAGCATCATCTGTTCGATTGACATCTAAACCACCTCTTCAACCGGCGTTTCTCTCTCTTGTAGGATTTTCGCCTTCTTGCGTAAGCAAATATTCGATAGTTACATTCCATCTTCGGCTAAATTCGAGCAACTTAGTCGACGGGATTTCTGTAATGCCTCGGATCCAGGACAAATAAGTCTTCGAGGTTACTCCCAACTGTTCCGCTAACGCTTCTTTGCTCAATCCATGTCTTACTCTCTCTGCCTCAATATTTCGTAGTATAATCTTCTTCAAACCACTATTTCTCCTTTCGGGTTACTCGTTTTGAGTAATTTTCTTTAATATAACTCAATACGAGTAACGAGTCAACACGTTTTTGTTAATTATTTTCCCGTTTTGAGAAATATTTTATTGACTTGAATATTCATTATGATATGATTCGATATACAGAGGTGATTTGAGTGAGTATTGGAGAAATTCTAAAAGAATTAAGAGAAACTTCCGGTTTGAACAAAAAGGAAATTGCTGAGAAACTCGGTATGCCATATACAACCTATAACAACTATGAGACCGGGACCCGCGATGTTGGATCCGATACCTTGAAAAGAATTGCGAGATTTTATGGAGTAACAGTAGACTATCTTCTTGAAAATCAAATTCTTGAGCTGCCTCCAGAAGGACATGTAATTGATGACCCAGAGCTCACTGAATACCTGGAAGAACTTCACAAACGCCCGGAAATGAAAATGCTCTTTAAATTGTCTAAGAAGGCAACCAAAGAGCAAGTAGAACAAGTCGTGAAAATGATAGAGTCTTTCAAAGGCCCTTCCGAAGATTGATATTATAATCAATCATCTAACAATCGCAGCTTCTTTTTACTAAGTAGGTGACTCATGGACGCAGTAATTATTCGAATAGTATCTATGCCGTACGAAATCGACGGTATCACTGTTAATGATGAAAATGGAGATTATAATATTTATTTAAATGCTGATATCCCCGACGATAAAAGAGTCGAGGCTTTCAGACATGAAATAGAGCATATAAAACAAGGACATTTCTATTTAATGGATCAGGTTGTTTCTCTGGAAAATCAAGCAGCATCATTTTAAAAAAGGAGTAAGATTATGGACGAAAATGCAGGTCAATCCGAATTAAACAAAAGAAAAATATTAACACGCAAAAAAGCTATAGTTGTGTTCATTATTATGTTATTTTTAATATTACTATTCGTACCCGTAAATGAAATATTTCAAATTGAAAGCGGCAATACAACATTCAACTACGGACTGAAATTCGTCCCGATTATAGAAGTTGGAATACATGCAGGCGAGACAACGAGCAAGTACTTTGATAACACGCTACATGGTTATTATTTGCGCTCAATTAGAATCCCAATTTTTTTAGCTGAACTTTCAATTTATTTTGCTCTTCTGTTCATTTATATTGTACGAACGAACAATATGTTGGCAGCTAAATCGAAAAGATTGCAATCTATCTCAGCACGAAAAAAAATTGTTGTAATATTTATGCTTCTATTTTCACTATCGATAATTTTTTTACCTGCTAACGTAAAATACAAAGGGGCACTACAAGAAGCCGAAGGCTTGAAATATGTACTTGTTTATCAATTAGGTGATTATGAAATCTATAAGGATAACATCTTTGGTAGGTCAATCCACTTAGGAACAGCTCATAGTGAATTGAATATGCCGATTTTCCTTGCAGAAATAGCCATAATGTTAGTAATTTTCTCCGGCTCCATGTATCTCGTTGGAAGTAACAGAGAGTAAATGATATGAAGAAAAAAATTGGTAATTTATTGCTTCTCATAGGAATAATCTCCATCATTTTTGCATGCATTTTCATTCCGGTTAATAGCACTGCAACTGGTGAGTATATAAAAACCGTCTATGCTGAAAAGCCAATAGTGAATCCTGTAAAAGCTAATGGCGAATTTAATTATGAATCTCTGAACTGGGATATTGGTAAGAAAGTAACCATTCAAATCAATGAAAATCTGGGAAAATCATATATACCCATTTGGAATGTTGGCGAAAGTACCGGTTATATAAAAATCGAGAAAACAGCTCACGAAGTGACTATTGTCAAAGCACCCAATACAATAATGCTAATATCAGAGACCATTTTGATTTTAACTGTGTTAGCGATTGGTATAACATTGAAATTATCGTCGATAATGGATAGAAAACATAAATGAACAGAAGACTTTTAGTGCAAATATTACTAAAATCATGGTCATGGAGGCTTACGTGTGATGTGTAAGAAAAGATTTTGGCTTATCCTAAATTTTATAATTGTTCTGAGCTTAACTCTTTCTGGGTGTTACGGCAGCGACGTTGAATCTTCAGGTTCAGATGATTCCAATTATATAACCGAGCAGACCGAAAACGACGTTACATACGAAGACGAATATACTGTTGCGGATTATAATGACCTACTAGAGTATGTGGATTCTTCATGTTTCGATTCTGTCGGATATGATGACTATGAAGAAATCCTATATGTTAAATTTTTAAACAGCGGATCTGTTTATGCATATTATGGTGTTCCATACGGCGAATACGAAGAATTGGTTTACGCAGATTCCATAGGAGGGTATTACAATGACCATATCAAGGGGCAATATGATAGTGAGCGATTGGAATGACACAAGAAGAACTCGCATTGAAGTTAAATTATAAATCGATATCTTCAATTAATAAAATCGAAGCAAGCGGCCGAGGCTTGCCACAATCAAAAATAGTCGCAATAGCAAAAGCCTTAAACACAACGCCGTCCTACCTTATGGGTTGGGATGATGCTGTAACGCTTACGGACTTTAAGATAACTAGCAGCATCGAACCGGTCGTGTACAAGAAAAAAATCCCGATCCTCGGACTCATCTCTGCCGGCCTGCCCGTCTTGGCTTCAGAGCACATCGAAGGTTACAAAGACGTCGAAGATGAATCCCTTGATTATGCCCTCAAAGTTAAGGGCGACAGTATGACCGGCGCGCGGATCTGCGAGGACGATATCGTCTATGTCCGCCGGGATTGTGACATCACCAACGGAGACATCGTTATTGCTCTAATAAACGGGGATGACGCAACAGTGACGGACTCTACCGATACGGCGATAAAATCGTCCTGCGGCTCGAAAATCCGCCTTACCGTGAACAGGAATACGAAGCCCGGGAAGTGAAGCTCCTCGGAAAAGTCAAAGAAGCTAAAATAAAATAGTAGAATAAAACCAATCTTTGTTTTGGAGGTAAAAAGATGGAATTCACCAACAACATCAAGCAATTCTCAGAAAAAATCGGAAAATTGAAAGAACATGTAAAAACGGAGGAAGCAACCAAGACATCTTTGATAATGCCGTTTTTTAGCCAGGTTTTGGGTTATGACGTCTTCAATCCGCAAGAATTCGTCCCGGAGTTCACAAGCTCATTCGGAGTAAAAAAAGATGCAAGAATCGACTATGCCATTTTGAAAGATGGGAAGCCTACAATTCTGATTGAAGCCAAGTGCATGTCTGAGAACATCGATAGCGTTCATGATTCCCAATTGGCCATGTATCTAAATGCCTCTAAGGCAAAATTCGGAATTTTGACAAACGGAGTAAAATACAAATTTTATACTGATCTGGACGAAACCAACAAGATGGATCAAACTCCGTTTTTAGAAATAGATCTTCTTGATCTGAAAGAACACCATATAGCCGAAGTTAAAAAGTTCTATAAAGAAAATTTCAACGAAGAGAATATTTTTAGTACAGCATCAGAATTGAGATTCTCGAAGGAAATTAAAAAGTATTTTGCGAGCCAACTCAACACCCCTTCGGACGACTTTGTAAGGACAATTCTGGCTTCCGGCATATATCCGGGCCAAAAAAATCAAGCTGTGATTGAAAAATTCAAACCAATTATAAAAAAGTCACTTAACGACTATATGAACGAAGCAATGAATGAAAAAATAATGGCAGCTCTAAAAAACAATTCCGAGGATTCCAGAGAAGCGGAAGGCGACACTGATGCCCCAGCCGTTGAGGCCGCAAAGGAAATTGACATTGAAACAACGATGGAGGAAATTGAAGCTTATTATATTATCAAGTCAATTTTGTCGGATACGGTTGACCCGAAGCGTATTACATATAAAGATACTCGCTCCTATTTGAACATTCTCCTTGATAATAATTCATGGAAATGGATATGTAGAATTGTTTTACACGATCATAAGAAAACATTATATATCGCCGGCGAAAACAAAAAAGAAGAGCGCTATGAATTAAGCGGTTTGAATGACTTGTTCAAATACAAAGGCAACCTGAAAGTATCTTTGCAAAGGTATCTGGAATCAAAGTAACGCGGTATTTTCCCTACATTTTAGGTGAAAAATGTCGCAAAATGCGTAAAAAATCCACATTTTGTGAACATAAATGGTTGACATCTCGAGGCTTGGGGCATATCATAGTTATTAACCAAAAGGTTAATAAAGCGAACAGAAGCTCCCGCACCTCTCAACGATGTGTCCCAGGGAGCACTTTTTTTATCAAGGAGTTTTTATGGACTTGAAAAACCCAACCAGTTTTGATGAGCAGGTAGACAAGTTGCGAGCAAAAAATATCATAATAGACAATTGTGATGAATGCTTGGATCTCTTGCGTCGAGTAAATTATTATCGTCTTTCGGCTTATTTTTTGCCATTCAAGGGGCCTGACGGAAAGTGTTTTGAGAACATCACATTTCGCAAAATACAGATGATCTATGAATTTGATCAACGATTGCGCTCCTTGATAATAGATATCATCGAGGATATTGAAGTATATATCAGGACGCAATTGGCCTATTATCATTCTCATACTTATGGCGCAAGCGGTTATATGATACAGGCGTCCTATAATGACAATCATAACCACGAGGCCTTTATCAAACGCGTTACTGACTGCATCAATGAAAACCGAAATACATTGGTGGTAAAACATCATAACGAATTTTATGACGGCAACTTCCCAATTTGGGTCATCATTGAATTCTTTACGATCGGTATGCTGTCACACTTTTACCGCAGCTTTAAAACCAAAGATAAAAAGGGGATTGTGAACGCGCTATACAGCGACACAAGTTATTCGCACTTAGAAAGCTGGATGCGTTGCATTACAGACCTGCGCAACAAATGCGCTCACTATTCAAGAATGTACTACTGGATATTTCCAGCAATACCCAAAATGCCAGACAACTCAAAACACCAACCGACCAGGAGATTGTTTTCGCAGCTATATATGCTAAAAATGATGTATCCAGATGCCGTAAAATGGGAAGAAAAGTTTATGGATCCCTTGAGGCGGTTGATAAAACAATATAGGCCCTACATCTCATTACAACATTTAGACTTCCCCTACAGATGGAATTCTCTACTGACCAAATAATCCAGCAAGTAAACTGACGTAAAAGGACGTGATACTTATGCTTCGCCATTCTTTTAGATATGAAGGCAAGCGATATTTCATAAAAGCCTCAGATCCAACAGATCTGGCCATCAAGACAGCCCTCAAGAAGAAGGCGCTGGAGGAAGGCACAATTGTCGTTACCCGTAATACGACAGTTTCGAAATGGGCGGATGAATGGCTCGTGACTTATAAGAAAGGCTCCGTCGGTGAATCGACATATGAGCTTTATAAAACCAATCTGGACAAACATATCAAGCCTATGATCGGAACCATGAAATTGAAGGATGTGCGGCCAATCCACCTGCAGAAGCTTCTTAACGCGCGGATCGGGCACAGTCGATCCCATCTGGTCAAAATAAAGCAGCTTCTCCAGCAGTTGTTTGTAAGAGCGAAACGAAACAAGCTTATCCTGGATAACCCTGCCGAGGATCTCGAGCTGCCAAAGGCTTCAGACGGCCAGAGGAGGTCTGTAACAGACAAAGAGCGCCAGTATATCCTGAAGGTTGCTGAAACCCATAAAGCCGGCCTGTGGGTCAAAATGATGCTATACACAGGTATGCGCCCAGGGGAGACGGCAACGCTGCAGTGGAAGAATGTAGATCTTAAAAAGAATGTTATAAAGATTGATTCCGCAAGGAAAGCGAAGACGAACGAGATTGGGGAGCCAAAATCCCGGGCCGGCTTTCGAAAAGTACCAGTCCCGGCCATCTTGGCTGAAGATCTAAATAAAGTCAAGGGCTTACCGTTTGAATATGTATTCACTCAGGAGACAACCGGCAAGAGGCACACAAAACAATCCATGTACCATCTCTGGAAGAATTTCAAGCGGGAGATGAATATCGCTATGGGCGCCAAGGTGTATCGGAATCAGGTCTTAAAGCCCTACCCTGTTGCTGACGATCTGATCCCCTACTGTCTCAGGCATACCTACTGTACAGATCTGCAAGCCGCAGGCGTACCGATCAACGTTGCGAAAGAGCTCATGGGTCACAGCAGCATTGAGATAACATCAAAGATCTATACGCATTATTCAGACGCCTCGTTTGATAACGCCACGGATGCAATCAATAAATTCCATGCTAAGAAAAACCCAAAAACACCGGTGAAAAAGAAGCTGAAAAGCGTCCACTTACCACAAAAGGGCACCGCAAGGGTCACCGGTTAA